CGGAAAAGCAAAAATATCAACAGCGCATTATGCAGAAATCGGCCTTAATACTACATCAACGGGAACGCATAGTAGCGCGAAGTTTTTGTTATATGTAAGGAAGATTACTGACGCGTGGTTAATGCAAGATTTATACCTTATTCACTCAACGGGCGTAAAGCGCGTTATACACTATCAAAGGCACGCAGAGTATGCGAATAGTAGTTGGACTTTCGGCCTTTGGCGCGCAGATGTAGACACAGGAAGTGTATCACCCGATTTAAGTCCGTACAGTCTGGGAAATGGTATGAATAATGTTCTCGTCAGCAACATAGTTGACGGGGATATATTAACCCGTGTAAATGGGAAATGGTCAAACAGACCGATTAATAAGGTCACTTCCCTTGCGGTCGACCTCACGGGTTGGACACAAGATATTTCTTCGCAAAGTGGCACGACCTTATACAAAAAGCAGATATCACTCAATCACACTTACGTTCCAACTCCGACAGTAGACATCGGCTCAAGCGGTGTACTTCCTACAAAGGCAGAACAGGAAAGTTACAACCTATTGCAGTATGTGACAGTTGACGATACTGTACCTTGTCTGTATCTGTATGCAAGTGCAATACCGACAACGGCATTTTCTATCAAGGTAACTGGAGTTGATTAATTCATAAGGAGGAAACCTAAATGTTAAACAAATACTTTGTACTTTTACTTTCTCTCAACAAAGAGGGCGGCAACTATGAGGAAATCACAAGAAAGGACACGTTGACCGAGGCTGAAAACCTTTTCTATACAAAATGTAGTCAGTATGCGCCTAACCCTGCAACGGGATATGTGGTTGTTGAACTTCTTGATATGTACGGCAGAGTTATCAAGTCTGAAACCATAGACAGACTTCCCGAACCCGAAGTGGAGGGATAAGATATGGCAGAAAAACAATGCAATCTCTTGAAAAATGGTGGGGAGATAGTAAACCTTGAAACCGACTCTGTAACAGGAAAAGGCATAACAGTATCTTTCAAAAAAATGGGTTATGTGAAATCGCTTCAAGTAAGTGGGAGTACATCATCTGCTCTTGCGTCTAATGATGCGATTATTACTGTTCCTGAAAAGTACAGACCTGTTAACGAAATAGCTAATTCAATAGACTTTGCCGACACGCTTGGACTAAAAAGATTGCTATACAATGCAACAGACCACACACTTAGGGCAGGAGGTTCGATAGCAAGTGGAACTGCATTAAGAGGGGTATTCACATACATATAATGACCGACCGCACCAAAATTATCCTCACCATAATCGTATGGATAGAGTTGGGAAAGCGTGAGTAAATGACACTTGAATTAATAGGCGCAATCATATTTCTGTTTTTGCTTATCGGTATGGGCGCGGTGTCGCTTCTTTTGCTGTGGGTGTGGAAATGAATACGATCGACAAAGTTTTGTTATCCCTTGCGGGTTTCGTTTTTGGCTTCACGATCACAATGATCGTGATTTTTTGTATATATCAGGTCACGCCGGACACACTGATCGAATGTGTCTTCGCGTGTTGTAGTTCCGAACTGGTCCTGTCCTTCGCGATCTGGGCCGTGAAACGACATTCAAAAGACAAGAAAGGACAGAAGAATAATGGACTGGAAGAAAAAGCTGACAAGTAGAAAGTTCTGGTTGTGTGTGGCTGCGTTTTTGGGTTCCGTTGCGACTTCCATATCGGGGATCGTGACCGAAAACAAGTATGTTCTGACACTGGGCGCCGTATGTGGCGTTTTGTCGGCGGGACTGTATGCGTTCTGTGAAGCGTGGGTCGATTCAAAGGCGGTAAACAATGGCTGAAGAATTCGTTTCGATAGAAGTACACAATGAATTCGCGAAAAGGATAGAAGCTGAAGATGAACGTCAGAACAAGCGTCTGGCGAAACTGGAAGACGCCGTCAGTCAAATGACCGAACTGACTGTGTCCGTGAAGGAACTGGCGGCGAATATGGCGAATATGGCAAAGGAACAAAGCAAGTTCGGTGACAGACTGGAAGCCATTGAAGCAAAACCCGCGCAGAACTGGGACAAGTTAGTCTGGGCGATCGCGGGCGCCCTGATCGCGGGGATAATAGGTTACGCACTGGCGACAATAGGTATAGGTTGATGAGAATTGCACACGCAAGCTGCGACGAGAATAGAAACACGAAGAACGGACAGGCGGGAAACCAGAACGGACGGGAAGTCTGCGTTCGGACGTGGTACAACAAGCCATGGACAGTCTGTCTTCGTCACCCTGACCGATACGTTCGGGAACAGATCGCGGATATAGCTGAAATACTGGCGACCCCGCCTGTGAACAGCCTGATCGGGTACGACCAGAACGAACGGAATTCGCTTCATAACGTGGCGAAGTCGTGCAAATACGACATTGTCGAATTCATCAACGCGCATGAACTATGCGAAACTGACTGTTCGGCCTTCGTGACCTGTGTGTGTCTTTTTGCGGGCCTGAAACAGTTGGAATATTCAGGAAACGCGCCCACAACGTCTACCATGAAGGCAACCTTCAAGAAGGCGGGGTTCAACGTCCTGACCGACGAAAAATATGTGTCTATGACTGACTATCTGTCAAAAGGGGATATCCTTCTTAAACCTTCAGGACATACAGTCATAGTTCTGGACGACGGGGACAAATATGGTGTCGTCCATTCTATCGTGTATTATCCGCCGTGTGCAGATTATCACATTTCTATCGTTGACGCCCTGAAGACTATCGGGGTCGATTCATCAAAGGACAACCGGCGGAAGATTTACAAAGCGAACTTCCCTGACAAGTACAACGGGACAGGGAAACAAAATCGCGATATGTTGGAACTTCTGAAGGCGGGTCGTCTTGTAAAACCTTAATGTGTAAATTATAGGACTTCTACTTCGGCGGGTGTCGTAGTGGGTGTCGCAGTTGCACGTCTATTTTTGACCATTTTTGACCATAAAATGTCGAACGAAAGTTCTGATTGACAGGAAACGAAAAACCCTTCAAGCGCCTATTTTACAAGGTTTTTGAAGGGTTATTTTTGAACGTGCGCGAGAGGATTCGAACCCCCGACACCTTGGTCCGTAGTCAAGACGCGAACGCCGTATTTCAGGCATTCTTCGCGGTGGGTGTCGTAGGTAGTGTCGTAGCCTGATAGTTCCGAATCTTTTCGGCTGCTTTTAATATCTCTGACTGGTCGACGTGGGTGTATATGTCCGACGTGATAGATATGTTCGCGTGTCCCATTAATTTTTGCGCCGTCCTGACGTCAACTGACGCTTTACATAAGTCCGTGCAATATGTGTGACGCAGACAGTACGGCGTGAAGTCTTCCGCAAGTGGCAAAGGCGGAATCAGGGCGTTACGATATGTCTTCGCGCCCATTGATATATTCATTTCACGATATAAGCGTTCACGCAATCTTCGATAAGAACTGCGGTCGTGGTGACAGATATAGTCGAACGGGGCCGTGTCTTTTATGTCTTCATACAGTCTGTCAGGGATCGGGACGAATCTGTCGGAATTGACTGTCTTCGTTCCCCTGATATGTAAAAGGCGATTCTTGTGGTCGATATCCTTCCCGATCAGGCCCGCAGCTTCCGCCGGTCTGCAACCTGTTTCCAACATGATAATAAACAGGATAAACGGCCTATAACCTTCATAAACCGAATAAAGGTGTTTTCTTTCGTGGTCTGTTATCGAACGACGGCTTCCCTTCTGGAACGACGGAAGCGCCAGGCGCTTCGTCGGGTCGTCTGATATAAGTTTATTATCAAGGGCAGACGAAAACAGGAACTTCAATTCCTGACGAAGTTTCGTGACGTGTGAAAACGACATACCTGAACACGAATTCAGGATCGCCTGACACTGGATCGCCCTGACTTTTGATATCTGAATGTGTCCGATCTGTGGCGATATATACTTCTGATACCTTCGTTTCATGTTCGGAAGGTCCTTGACGTTCGACTTGTATGTGTCATACGCGACCTTCGACCAGTCGTCGACAGTCGTTGACGGCGATAATATCCGCGACCGGCTTTTCAGTTCCGCGATCTTCTTCGCCTTCTTGTCGTATAGTTCTTCAAGGGTGTTCGCCCTGACCTTGAATCGGTGGCCTTCAAATGTGAAGTCTTTCGTGAATTCATATTCTTTCATAGGCTTATATAATACCTTCCTTCGTTGATTCGATACCCTTTTTTACACCCAGAACGGCCTTGACTGCGGTCTTTATTTCTTCGGACGCGTTTCTGTACGCATTTATGACTTGCCCTTCTTCTTGCGTCAGAGCGTCAGGAAGGGACGTTTTGAATTCAAGTGGTACATCATACCCCATAAGCCACGAAGGGCTTATCCTGAAGGCGTCAGCTATCAAGGACAGCTTATCCTGACGCGGTTCACGATCGCCGTTCAGATAATTCGACAACGCGGACTTATTCAGACCGCAACGATTGCAAAATTCGGTCTGACTTATTCCCAGTATGTCGATAAGTTCCTTTAATCTGTGTTTTGAATCTGTGATTTTCATGTCATTGTCCCCTTCACCTATAAAATAAGATAATTTCACGAAACAATCAAGACATTTCACGAAATGTCAACAAAATTGTTGACACAGACAATTCGCCCTGTTAAGATATGATTGTGTTCACGAAATGGAACACACACAATATCTTGTTATGAAAGGGGGTGACATAAATGTTTGATACCAGTAAACTTCGCGGACGTATAATCGAAAAGTTCGGTTCCCAGAAGGCGTTCTGCGAAGCGGTTGGGTGTTCTGTGGCGACCCTGTCCAACTATCTGAACGGGAAGGCGCAGCTGTCACAGAATACAATCGCCACATGGGCGACCGCGCTTGAAATACCTTCAGGCGAAATCGACATATATTTTTTTACGCCAAAAGTTCACGAAATGGAACAGTAAAGGGAAAACAATGACACTGAAAGAGATCGAGAAAGACATGAAATCATACTGTGGCGGTTCGTCCTTCATTCGAATCGGTCAACTGGCGTCCTATCTGGGACAGAAGAACACAAACCGCGTTCGGGAAAAGTACACGAAAGACGCGTTCAAACTGAACGATTCGCCTTCGTACTTCATACCAGATATCGCGAAGAATATCTTCCGCGCCGGTCTGATCGTGTTCCTTCTTCTGTTTTCTTCCGTATCAGCTGAAGCAAAAGAAGTTGACCTTGAAAGTCAGGGCTTCGAAATCATCAACGCAACCGCATATTGTACGGGCGAAATCACGGCGAACGGGTCGAAGGTCCACTGTGGCGGTTGTGCTTGTAACCCGCGAATGGGTCAGGTGGCGATCGTTTACACGTTAGACGGCGGATATCTGGGAATGTACGAAGTGAACGACAGGGGCGGAACCGAAGGACTGAAGAACGGGACTGTGATTGACTTCTATCGTCGCAATTATACCCAGTGTCAAAGTTTCATGAAGCTGACAGGCGGAAAGGTATACGTCAAGTGGATTGACGGGAAAGGTTGAAATGACATGAAACATATCACATATACCTGTGACAGGTGTGGAAAGAAAACGAACAAGGCGGGCGGCGTTCCGATCGCCGGACTGGAAGAAGTTGACCTGTGTTGTGAATGCAGTCAGAAGTTACAGAAATTGGTCAAGAATTGGTTGACGTCAGAAATCACGACGAATTCAGAAGAACCGAAAGTGATTGACGACGGCAAAATCAAAGCACTGCGTGACGCGGGGTGGACGACAAAGGCTATCGCAGAAGAAATCGGGTGTTCACAACCGACAATCTGCAATCACTTGAAGGCCATGGGTTACGGAAAGGGGGACGAAGCATGAAGAAAGTTATAGGCGGAATCGGGTTCGTTCTGTTCCTGATCGGGGCCGGAACAATGGACAGTATGTCCGCAATCATACCCGCGGTCATGTTATTCGCGGGACTGGGAATGTTCTTTGTATCAATGAAAGGGGAAAACAATGACACTGTATGAAATCACTGGACAGTTTTTGGAACTGTTGACATGGGCGGAAGACCCTGACGTCGACGAACAGGCATTCAGCGACACAATGGAAGCGCTTTCGTGCGAAATCGAAGAAAAGGCGGACGGCTACGCGAAAGTTATCAAGCAGCTTCAGGGCGAAGCGGAAACCATAAAGACGGAAATTGACAGGCTGAACAGTCGCAAGGAAGCAATCGAAAACCATATCAAGGCCATGAAGGGCAATCTTGAACAGTCAATGATCGTGACCGGCAAGGAAAAATTCAAGACGGAACTGTTTTCGTTCAATATCCAGAACAACGCGCCTTCTGTGGTCCTTGACGTAGATGAAGACAAGGTCCCTGAACAGTTCATTGTTATCACGAAGAAGGCCGACAAGAAGGGAATCGGTCAGGCGCTTAAGAACGGCGAACAGATAGACTTCGCACACTTTGAACAGTCAAGATCGCTTCGGATCAGATAAGGGGGCAGACATGGGAAACATGGACATATATGAAAAGGTCAGGGAAGTCCCGCAGACCGCGCAGAAGACAATTCAGGGCGGACGTCTTAAAGGTTTTACAGACATTAACCCCATGTGGCGAATTAAGGCCCTGACGGAACAGTTCGGGCCGTGTGGCGTCGGTTGGTATCTGGAAATCAAGCAACAATGGCTTGAAAGCAGCGCGAACGGGGAAGTGACCGCGAACGTGATTATCGAACTGTATATCAAGACCGAAGGCGAATGGTCGAAGCCTATCGTCGGGATCGGGGGAAGTAAGTTCGTATCGAACGAAAAGAACGGCCCGACTGTGTCTGTCGAGTGTTTCAAAATGGCCCTGACAGACGCGAT